GCTGCAGCTTACGTAGTGCGCGGGCTTCGCCGGCACGGCTTGCTTGATCGACAATAGCGGGCACCTGATCCTGTCGAATGTAGTTCGTATCGTTGAACTGCATCACACCACCGCTGATGTTGATCTGAGTCGGTTGGTTCGCCAGGGCAACACCACCACTCTGTTCTGTAGTGCTTGCGCCTTTGAGGACTGCCTCTCCGCGGGCGCCGGCGTTGTAACGCTGCATCGCGCCAAACATCTTGTCGGCCGGGATGACATATTCATTGGAACCACCTTCGCCGATAATCGCTTTTGTCGGTCTAGTGACGAAACCACCTTCCGCAAACAGACTTGCTCCGCTAAAAGCAGCAGGGTTGAATCCAGCTTGACCAGAACCAAATACAGACGCGCCGGAAACCGGACCACCACCGCTAAATAAGAATCCACCTCCACCACCCAAGGCATTCAAGATCGACTGGAAGGTAATCAATGCAATCTGTTTGGCAATAATCTGAGTAGCTGTTTCAATAAAGGCATCGGCAATTTTTTTGAACACCTCAGACAGCGCTTGCTGGGTAGATTTGGCACCAGTGATTACATCAGTGAAAGCCGTACCGAAAGCATCGCCAATGGCATTAGCACCGTTAAGGGCTACGTTGATCGGATTTGATAGTTCTTGTAATTGCTGCTTTAGCTCTGCAATTTTTGTTTCACCTTCACTTACGCGAAGATCAGGCAAGCCAAGGTCAAAAGCACCAGCGCCACCGCGCAAAAGCTCGCCAGTATCCAAACCAGCTCTTTTGTTAAATTCTTCGACTTGCTTTTTAATTTCCTCTGTTTGAAGCTGCAGAATTTCAACTCTTTGAATCTCATCATTAAGGGTGGAAAGATTGATGCGCTGCTCTTGATTTTTTAGCTCTGCGATTTCCTTGGCCCTATTTTCAAAATCAAATTGAATTTGCAGGCGTTTACGTTCAATCTCGGAAGTCGCATCAAGCAGCAAGATCTGGCGCGTAAATTGAGTGCCAAGTTGATCGCCAACTTTTAGAGACTGCTCTAATTCTTTTCTTAGTCGTTCGGCTTCTCTGGCGGCCTTTTCTGCCTCCCGTTCTGCCTCCGATTTACCAGACCTGCCGCCTGCGCCACCACGAGGTGCCAACAAAGGAGGCAAGCCACCGGTAGCCGATAACCTTGGCGCTCCCGCCGCCGCCCCTTGACCTAGCTCAGAAGCAAGTAACGATTTACGCAGACGCTCACGATATTCCTGAACCTCCCGATCAAACGGATTGACAAAACGCAAAGCGCCGAAACGTGTTCGCGTTCTTCGATTGGCCTCAACCTGAGCACTGGCTTCCGCTTGAAGTCTCGAGGCATTATTTACCCTTTCAAGAAAGGCATTGATGCCATCAATCAAAAACTTGAAGACGGGTTCAAAGAATGTGCCGATGTTTTGCGCAAGTCGCTGAAATGAATCTTGAAGCGTGCTTAGTTTGCCGTTTAATGTATCGCTTTGCGCAATGGCTCCATTGGCATATTTACCGCCAACATCAGTCAATTTAATGATCGCAGCTTCTACGGCTTCGGCGCTAATTCGTCCTTTTTCTAGGGCTTCCTGAAATTCATCGCCGCTTAGCTTGTATTCCTCTTTCAGTATCTTCTGCAGCGCAACGCCACGTTCTTGAAACTGCAATAGTTCTTCACCTTGTAATCTGCCCTTGGCCTGAACCTGACCGTAAGCAGTAACCAAACCTTGCAGTTCAGCACCAGTTGCACCACTTACATCAGCAAGTCGACGAGTTGTGTCAACAACCTTATTTGTCTCAACTCCAAAGGCTTGGAGACGCTTAGCGGCATCAATTAGCTCTGAACTTGTGAACGGAGTTGCGGCGCCAAGATCTTGAAGCTCTTTGACAATCTGCGTCGCTTTTGAGGCACTACCGGTAAGCACCTCAAGGCTTTTCGTTTGAGTTTGAATCTCTGCGGCTTGACCAAAAACAAACTTGATTGCTTGAGCGGCAACAAACGCTTTAACTAATCCACCAACTGCATCACCTAATCCATTTGCGGCTTGCTGTTGTTTTTTTAGTCCCGCGGCTGCCGCTTCTGTTGTGGATACGAATTGCCCGTTTTCCTTTCGAGCGCGACCTGTTGCATCAATATAAAAGCGAAGGCCGTTGGTTGCCGTTTGGATCTGCTTTCCAGTATTTGTGAATGAGGCCGCTAGGGCTTCATTTGATTTATTCAGAGCTTCGGCGGAGCGTTGAGTTGCTGTGGCTTGTGATTGAACTTCGCGCAGCTTCTGCGTCGCGCCACGGCTATCAACATTGATTGCAACGTTGGCGACAACGGACATAACCCAGCTCTCCAGTAAAACAAGTCTACCGACGTCGTTTCATTTGGCGTTCCTGCTCTTCGTTTTGCAGATCAAAATAAGCCGACCAAACAAGAAGCTCCTCTAAGGTCACCTCTTTATTTAGCCTGGCCAACGTATAACCCAATTCTTTAGCGACGCCAAGCTGCAATAAAAGCAGATTATCTTTTTTCAGCTCAGCCTTTACGGCTTTTCATGTCCAGCTCTTGACCTTCCTCGGGGTTGGTAATAATGGCCAGCATCAGAGCCTGCAAGTCGGCGTCAAGAACTTCCTCTTTAAGCTCGGCAATTTCGCCAGCAGCAAACAGACGCTTTCCCGTGTCGTCAACTGCTTTGGTCACCAAAAGGTTGAGAGCGAAACCGTTTGGATCGTCACCGCCTGGCATCTTTTGAGCACGTTCACGCTCAGCCATCGTCAAGGGTGCTGAATAAAACTCAAACACTTCGCCGTCAGCCAAAGTCACCGCACGCTTAATGGGCGTCAGATTGGCGGCCTTCTTAAGGCGAGCAAGAGCTGACAGTGCGGGGGCAGGCATAAAAATCAATTGTTTGTTATCACTTTAGGCATAAAAAAGCCTCCGGTGCAACCCAGAGGCCTGATCAACTCAACTAAATGATTGCATCAAGCGGTAGTGCTGAAATCGAAAGTTGGGGTTGCGGTTGGACGGAAGGTAATTTCAACCTGCTGAGCGTCGTCAGGGTTGATAGTGCGGCTGGCGCTGATAATCACGGCATCAAGGGAGATGCTGCGGCTCAGGGCTTCGGTGCTTTGTTTGTCGCTGTACAGCTTGAATCCACAGCCAACCTGCTGACGCTGCACCACATCTTCAACCATACGATTGGACAGGGCGCTGTCTTCGTTGGTGACATAGATAGTGGCGGTGCCGGTGCCATCAGCAAAGCCAGGGATGTAAGCACGGAAGGGTGCATACTGGCCAGCAGTTTGACCGATTGTGGTCACGTCAATCTCGGCCCGGCTGATTTCGAATGACCAGCTCTGAACCTGACCGACAGCCGCAAAGTCTGCGTAATACACCTCAAATTCGTTAGGTGCAGCAGCAGTGCCGTCATCGGCAAGGTTTACGGCAGAACCGCCAGCAGTGGCAGAAACCTGCAGGGCACCGGTAGCAGCAGTGTAAGAAATGACGTAATAAGTCGTTGCTGCACTAAGCGGATCAGGCAAAGTGCCAGTACCAGCACCACCGGTTTGGCTGTTGATCAAACGGAATTTGACCGGATCACCAACCTTGAAATTCAGGTAAGGCTCAACGGTGATGGTTTCAGTAGTTGTATTTACACCAGACTCACCGAATGTACCGATGGTTCCAGCGGGCTTGTAGTAGAGGGCGCCGGACGTACCGGACAAAACAGTGACAGCCATTTTTGTGAACGGTATTGGCTGAAATGATTCTAGCTTTGCTCGTAAGCCTCAAAAGTTATTACGACTTGCATTTGCGAAAACCCTTCCGGTGACGAAGGTTCAATGACCCTAGGACCATTTGCGGCATCAAATTTTATATTTTCTAGTTGCAAACGTGAAAAGAGCGAGATGCAGCGCTGGGAAATTGTCAAGCCAGCTCCTGGGCCACCGCCTTTTGGCGTGAAGATATTGAAGACAAGTGTTCCATTGCGGCGATCAAAGCCAGCCCCAGTGCCACGCGTAGACGTGGTAAGCAGCGTCATATAGGCAGAATCGCCCCAGATGATGCTGGTCTGAATCCAGCTTGAATTATTAGGTGGCGTAAAAGGTACGTTTTGATAGGAAACCGGCAGCACCGGCGAAGCGGCGAATTCGGTGGCAATACGATTTTCAATAAATGCGCGGACGGTGTTGAGGCTCATGATGAACGACCAATTCGGTCCGCTTCGGCGTTGATGTAAGTCTGAATGTCTTTAGCGATTGAATCAACCCAGCCATCTGGCGCTTGTTTGCTGCGACCACGTGCCAAAGGCTCGGCGTAAATCAGGTTGTTGTGGATGCTATAGACGTTGCCAACCTGCTCGTTGCCCAAACTGTAATTGACGGCATTTGGTGGCGGATTGCCTGGATAATCTCCTTTGGGTTGCCCTTCAAACGGAGCCGCGTTCTGACCAATTGCCCAGCTAGCACGAAAACGGCCGCTATCCACAGGGCTGGCAAGTTTCAATCGATTATCGGTTGTCAAAACCGCAGCAGTTACCAACTTGTTGTATTGGCCTTCCGCATACTTGCCAATATCGCCAAGTCGTATCTGTCCAGCCATATCACTCCCTCAAGAACATCTCAAACACAATAGGCGTATTGTCCTGCTCAATTTTGCGCACTTCAACCACTTGCATGATCCGATTGGATACGGTCACTTGATCCGAAATGGCCGGTTCGTAAACAAGGTCAGCAGCGGCAATCGTCAACTTCTTATCTGTGCTTTTAATCAGATCGTTGATTTCCCGTTCTGTCACATCCTCCAGCAAGCCACGAATGATCGTTTCAGATGCCGTTGGCGTGGCGACACCTGTTGTCGGGTTGTAAGCGCCAGTCGTAATCCGCCGGATAGTCACCTGCCCGCCAAAGCGCAGCATCAGCTTGCTGGCCGTCTTACGAAGTGAAGTTGCAAGTGCCATCAGAGTTTGTAGGCGAGACAGGCGCCGTTTTGAAGCTTGATACTGGTGAAATAACCAGTTAGATGAGCGCCGGCATCAATGGTTGCGCCAGAAAAGTTATTGTCGATCACATTGGTTGAAATGATCGCATCAACCGTGCTGTTTTCGTAGAAATCAATGTGGCCAAATATGCCGGTATGTACTGCAGTGTCCGTAATGACTTCCGCGCCAAGCGAGTAATCAACAACCGATGCACCGCTTTTGGATTTTGCCATGACTAGATCTTGTAGGCGATGACGGCACCAGATGATGCAAGCGTAAACGCAGTAAACACACCTTGCAACTCGAAGCCAGCCGGGAATGATTGGCCAATCAATGTGTTGCCCGTGTAGTTCTGCGGCGTAATAGCCGTGAATGACGTGTTGTTCTTGGCGATGACAATCCGATTCCAACGACCCGTTTTAGGTGTTGTTGTGTTTACAAAATCAGCGCCAATGCTGTAGCTCGGATCGATTTCGTGGTTATTGGCCATGATCAGATTTTGTAAGCAACGATCTTGCCGGAAGCCAAAGTCACACTCGTGAAAACACCTTCGATCTGATCGCCTGCAGCCAATGGCACAGAGGTGAAGGTATTGCCGCTGGCGTTTTGAATCGTCGCAGCGCTGATCACTGCATCGGCCAAAGCGTACAACTTGTAAAACCGGCCAGTATGGGCCGCAGTATCGCTGATGTACTCAAAGCCGATGTTGTAGGAGTCGTTATCGGCCATGATCAGCTCCGTTTGATCGCAAAGTTGCCCGGTCCACTGATTCTAAGCCCAGTCAGGTATCTTTCAAAAATCGGCGGAACACGATCAGCGCCCGTGGCCATACTGCTTGCTCCTGCAGACTCGACGCGCAAAGTGCCGATCTGAACAGACCGATAATCCTCAATACCGCTTAGGCTCAGGCCATCCTTGTTGTTGTTCAAATAAACGGCAAGAACAACCTGCGCCTTTTTGATCTGATCAGGAATTTCAGTATCGGTGTAATAGTCGGTTGTGATCCGAAAAGGAAAACCAACCGCGTAGGTATTGATGTACGTATCAGGCTTGCGAACACCAGTCCGAGGCCATTGCAACGATTGAGTATCCGTTGCCCGAGCACCAAGGAAACGCTCACGATCCAAGCGCTCAGTGGCTGAGTACAACGCCCGATTCTTTTGATCAGTCGTGGCAGAAGCCCAAGCGACTACATCCTCATCTTCTACGAAGCCATCAATAATGTTTTGCGCATCGGCCAACGTCAGATAGGAATTTGCCGAAGCTGAGCCGACTGTGGCGTTAATCGTGATCGGCATCGATGGCCTCCGCCTTGGGCTTTACAGTGCGACGTTTTTTAGGCGCCGGTTCTTCTGTTTCAAGTTTAGGAGTGGGCTCTGCATTAGAAAAAGAGGCCCCAGCCGAAGCCAGAGCCTCCTGTTCACGCAGTCGCCGGAAGGCGAACATTGCCATCAAGCAGCAGCAGCTTTAATAACTGCAAAGTTAAGAACCACAGCTTCGCCAGCGGTAGAACCGACATTGGAAACAGTGATTTCAAAGCTGCCAGCAGCAGTTGCGGTCACGAAAGGCAGGTACTTACCAGTGGTAGCACCAGACTTAACCGAAACCAGAACCACATCAGTGGCAGCAACTTCGCTGTTGGTCACCGTAAAGGAAACCTCAGCGTCGCCTGCCAAAGAGGCGTTGTTCATGGTGATGGCACCACAGGGCTTATTCAGGGTGACGCCTGTGGACTTGCTAGTGGCCTGAGTAACAGCACCACCGCTGACGTAGCCAATGGCCTTGCCAGCACTTACCTCAAAAAGAGAAGCCATGGTTTGTTACTCCTATCAGTCGTAATTGGACGTGATCGAAGCACGCACGATTCCAATGTTCTTGGTTTCGTACACCTTGCTCCAGTTACCCACGGTAGCCAGTTGAGCGCGGGTGGGGTTCGTGGTAGTCACGTTCCACTTTGCACCAACGGGGTGGTGGATGTAGTGCATGTCCACAGACATGGCATCCGACTTGGCCAGGATGTCACGGTCAACTTCCGTGCGCATTGCAGCTTGCTCACCGGTGGCAACAGCGCCATTGGTGAAGAAATAAGCGGCATAAGTACCGGCCGAATTTGTAATATCATCGCTGATAATTACACGAAGCCCCATATACGTTGGGACTCGATAATCGGCGGTGTAGGCAGAAGCAACAGAGCCACCAAATGCGTCAGGCATGGAGGTGTCCGGGGTGATACCCAGATCCGAAGCCAGAACGTAATCAATAGCCTTGCGCTCAACCAAGTCGTAGTAGCAAGCGCTGTGGAGAGCCACGGCACTCAGTTTCTCGCCTTGGTCGCCCAGAAGGGCGCGAGCCTTAGACACCTGACGGGGGCCAAGTGCAGTGGCACCGGTGGTATCAAAACGCAGTGCATCAAAGGCAGGGCTATCGCCACCCGTCAGGGAGCCGAAGACACCTTCAAGGCACTTGTAAAGATCAATCTGCTGTTGGTTGGCGAGATATTCACCAACTTTGGCGCCGATAGCAGCCATGGGGTCCGATCCAGCGGCGAGGGCCGCCAAATCCCGGGATTCCCAAGCACGCGCACGGTGCAGGATCACGCCAACTTGCTTATCGGCAACAATTTTGCCGGGGGTCAAGCTGGTCGAATCATTCATCACTTCCAGATCGCCAGTGAGATTGGCTTTCCAGAAGGGAACATTCACGAAATCGCCGCCTTCGGTTGCATTGAGCGCAGCCAGAGGTTGAGCTACACCGCTAGCCAGAAACTGGTTCCGTTGGGTGGTTTGCTCAATCAAATAAGGCGTAAAGATTTCGGGAATGATCACGTCGGAGCGAAGAGTCGCCACGGTGAAAACTCCTAAATTGATTTACGTTGTGGGCGTAACCCGATGCGCCTGAGGCGTAACCTTTGGTCGCTAACGGTTACATATTAAGCATTGTTTGCGGAAGCTTTCAAGCGTTCGTACAAATCACGGTCAGTGCGATACAGCCGAGATTGCTCAGTCAGGTTGAAATGCTCGCGTGTAAACGGATTTTTGGTGCCAAGTGGCACATCATTTGAGCTGGTACGAACCCCAACGGGTGCGCCTGAACCCTTGATGGCTGGAGCCTTAAACAGGTAACCACGCTCGTTTTT